ATAACCGATGCTATCGCTCCTACTTTACAGACCGAAAACTTGTACGCAAGTTATTACTGTTCTTTTCAAAACAATCCAATCTATCTATGGCGAACTGCAACCAAATTCGCTGATGGTGGAGGATTTGATGGTTTGGATTGTTATTGGATGCAGGGTTACACCGGCGTCGAAAAGAGAACAATTGAAAGCATATATGAGGTTTTCTTCAAAGAAGAAACGAGTCATTCTGTATCTTTGCCAAAAAGAAGAGTTGTCGAACACTGCAATTCTCTTTTTAGTGAAATTTTGAAAGATCACCGTGCTTCTGTTATGGCGGCTTTGAAAAATGGCATGTCCAAAGAAAAGAGTGATTTTACAGTCACTTTTTCAGCCATCACTGGTTTCGCCAGTGCGTCAAAGACCACGAAAGCGATTTCGTTATATCCAAAAGGAACCTTTGTTTCACCAACGAAACACCTTCAAGAATCTCATCAAAGGAAGGGAGTTAGTTCCTTGACGCCTCATAATGCTATTTTACATCTCATCCGGAATCCCAATTTTGATGGTGATGTAGTCGTAGATGAGTGTAGCCAATTCTTTGTTGAATATGTTCACATACTCCAAGCTTTGGCTCCTGCTGCGCACATCATCATACTTGGTGACATCTACCAAACACCCGCTGTTAATTATTACGACCGACGTGAGTACACCCGTTTTAAAGACGTTGGAGTCGTTAATAATTTGTGGGTCACTTTTAAAATACCCCATGACGTTACTAAGCTGCTGAATGACCGTTTTGGTTACAATATGATACCTAAGTCTGGTGTCAAACACGGCTTGGGCGTTTGTGCAGATTTTTCGCTCAAACTTAAAACGCCCGTTAAATTCCCTATCATCGCTTTTAATCGTGATACAGCCAAGAATCTCGTTGAAGCTGGTTATAATGCACATACTATAACAACTTATACTGGCAGTCGAGATCATACTATCGGTTTCTATGTTGATTCTGCAGCAATTGCTTCTAATATCACATCCAAACCAGAATGGGTATACACTGCGATGACACGGGCCACTGATAAAATCGTTCTCATGGGCAATGATTCCGAAGTCATACAGCGGTATTTCGCTCTTAATGGTCATGTTGTTGAAACTATGTTTGATCTGAACAATGCATATTTAATGCATGAAAATCGTACCAAATTCATAGAAGAACAACCAAATTTGTTACCAGAAGAGCAAGAACACGAGGGCCTCGTCCCCGAGACCGCTGACATTAATGAAGTTGTCTATATTGCGCAAAAAGTGTGCGAATCAGCAAACGCCACTGATACTAATTACATCCTTGATCCTAGGATTCCTAAAGTTGAGTCCGGTGTTCTTAAAACGAACATCGACGTCGCTATGGAAGCTCCTAAAACACGCAAGGTTTTCCGCATCGTTCCAAACATCTCTCTTGTTAAGAAACAATTGAGTGATTCACCTGCTAGAACGTTGCAAACCATGGTCAAGCGATATAGTAAACGCACCATAACCATGACACCATCAGACAACACCTTTCTACAATCAGAGATTGCGAAAGGTTTAAGCAAAGCACTATCCGGTCGCGAGGACAATTATAGTGACTTTTTAAAATTTTTAGCCGAAAATAGAAATAATCGCGACATCGGCTTAAACAGACAGCTTGAAGAATATTACAAGTCGCTCGATAAGAAAATGGGCGAAAATAGTAATATCAAGAAAGTTATCGAGAAACCTTTTAACGAATTCGACGAAGTTCTAGAATTCTTTAATAAGAGACAGGTCAAGTTTGACCCAAAGAAGAAATTCGACCAATCTGATAAGGTTGGACAAGGCGTTGCGTCCATGTCTAAAGTCGTAAACATCCTCTTCTCATGTTATGCTCGATATATTCTTGACGCAGCTCGTCTTTACGCAAAGAAATGCGGGAAAAACATAATTCTCGCCACTCACGGATCAGATGCTGATTTCGATAAATTGTATAAACAATTTTTGAACAACCTACCCACTAACAAGCTAAACCATAAATGGGCAAATAATGACTGGAGCGAATGGGATTCACGCTTCCTCAAAGAATTTGCACAGATTATGTGGCAGCTTAACAAAGCTTGTGGTTGTCCCGAGTACCTTGCCGGTTGGTTTTTGGAATTTCGTAAGAAATGGTCCATGTCGTACCGCTGTAAAGCTGGCCGCACAAAACTCGCTGGTAAGAACAAACAGTTTTCTGGAAATCCGTATACACTTTGCGAAAATACAATTTTTAATATGGCGTTGACTAACGCGGTTTTAGACATCATCGACCCTGACTTAGAGATCTATAAAGGTGACGATGCTTCGATTAAAGCCGCGTGTGTGCAGTATTCTGCTAAAGCAGCTCGCATTTTGAAGTTGACAGGACACAGTGCCAAATTGCACATGTCTGATTCTGGTGAGTTCGCTGGCTTCGTTTTAACGAGAGCTGGTGTATTTCCTGATGTCCTTCGATACGCTGCTAAATTTTTAGATAAAGACTATAGAGATGAAAAACATTTTCAAGAAGCTTTATGTTCTCTTAAAGAACGTTTGTCTACTGTTAATTCCGAATATGAAAAACATATGGGATGTTTGGCTTTGACCGAATTTTATCCTGAATTAACTTCTGGCGAATTTATGACTATTTTTGATTTTCTTAAAGATTCTCAGAATCTTAAATTTAGTCAACTTTGTACTATTGACAAAGAAGAAATAATTCCCGACAAATGTTAAAGCTTCTTCTACCT